TTTCCGTTTATTGGTTTTTCGTGTGTTCGCCATAAATAAAATTATCGCTTACTGATTAAGACAAACAGGTCATCGACACGCTGTTCAAGTCTTGAGATTTGATCCTTCATTGATGAACCTGAATTTGGCTTGAGTTCTGATAAATAAGACTTAATAACCCAGCGCAGACCCAGCAACAAACTGGTTGCGATTGCGGATACGCCAACGCCAAAGGCGACTAATTCGTTTGGGCTCATTTTGCATTAAGCCCATAATCAACTTCGCTCCCTGATTTTGGATCTATTGCCTTAGCAATTGGTGCAACTAACGCACCGGCAAGAATGGCAAGTTCTGGTCTAATGTCAGCAACAATCGCCAAGATAACAGTAATGCCTGATGCAGCCACAGCTCTTAAATATGACTTGATTGCAGCCTTATGTTTGTTGGTCAGTTTCATGCGTTGCCTCCTAGTAGTGGGATGTTAAAGAAATCTGAATTGTTATCTTGGTCTTTGTTGAAGCTGATATGAATGTGATGATTGTGCTTATTGATGCCTTTGTATTTTCTCCAACGCCAGCCCAATAATGGTGAAGCAATTTTCTCTTGATGGATTACATAACTGATGCGCTTAGAGGTTTTCCCATATTGTCGAACTTGATCTGCCAAGTATGCTGAAAGCCCTTTGTCGTCAGAAAGCCGAGCGTCAATATCAATTGCTCGCACGCATCCGTTTGTGTCTGGGTTGTGGTCAGATTTTCGTGCGCTATGTCGAGAATCACCAATCCACCCATCAGATTTACGCAAACGCTCTGGGAAGCAATCATCTACTTGCTCTCTAAATTGAACAGCAGATTTTGATAACCAAGGTTTCATTAGCCAAGCAAAACTTGAAGTTCATCAGCTGTCAAGCCTAGGCGTTCAGCAATTGCAGATTTAACAGTTGTTTTTGCTTTTGCTTCGGCTTCATAATTTGCAACACGATCAGCCCACAATTTTCTATCTGCTAATTCATCTTTAGTCATTTCACGCTCAATGACTGTTTCCTCGCCTGTAATAATGTCAAAATGCTTTTCTGTTATTTTCATTATGCCACGCTTCCGTATATTCTAAGTGTTCCAACATCAAAGTTTGAAATGCCATCAGTAAAAAATGTGATGCTTGAAATTACATTTGTGTCATCAATAAATCCGCCTAAAACTCTTGCTGCTTGACCGCTGCTGCTTTCATCAGATGGGCCACCAGCCGAGTGGAACATTTTAATACCTGATCCATTACATGCTTCCAATCTTACATATCCGCTAACTTGTGATCCCGCAGCACCTGACATAACTCCCATTCCAATATTAGTAGTTTCTTGAACATTTTGAGTAATCATACTTGGTGAAAACGATGCAGAAGGGTTTATATTTATTCCATAACCACGATAAATGTTTGAAGTGTTTGAATTAACTCTAAAACACATTGCATTCGACGCAGAAGCAGCAGATGCGTTTTTAACAATCATAAATAAAGTGTTATATCCACTTAATCCAGTAATTGTAAAAGTTGCTGCGCCAGTTAAAGTTGTTGTTGATAACAATGAAAATGATGGAGTAGAAGCACCTGGAGCAGCCCAAGTTGGCACACCGCCAGCAACAGTTAAAACATTTCCAGTTGATCCAATTGCCAAACGAGCAGGAGTTGATCCACTTGATGAATAAATTGTATCGCCTGTTGTAGTCATTGGATTTGTCATGCCAGCATTATCACTTGACCACTCAGGAGCAGTTGCACCCGAATTGACTTTTAATACTTGACCAGCAGTTCCTAAAGGTAATCTTGTATTTACATTTGCAGTTGATGATCGATAAGAAATATCTCCCAAAGTTGTTTCAGGATTTAAGTTCTTGGTTGTTGTATCAACAGATGTTCCGAGCGTGCGAATAGCAGCTGCGCCATCTTTTACCAGAGCTGTATCATCTGGTGTTGTCCAGCCGTAGTTAGTAGTGGTTGCCATTTTTCTCCTATTATCAGGCTACGATTGTAGCGTATTCCCATGTCAAAGTGTTGTCTATTGTGTTCCAAGCCTCGGTAGCCGGCACAGTATTCCATCGCATTGCTACTTGGCTAAAATTAACAGGCGATAAATTGATGGTCAGGAATAGTTCATTGAATCGAGTGCTCCAACGCCATCCCTCAACATAACCTTCAAACGCTCCATTACTGATCTGAGTTGGTAGATCGGTGATATGAATTGGCTGACCCACAAATATAGTTAAAAGGGCATCTCGATCTGCGTCGTCAATTTCAGGGTTTGTGATTGGAAAAGTAATGCTGTCAAAGGTTGGGTAAGGAAAGGCTCTTTGAGCAATATATCTATCAGCAACTTCCTGAGCGTTGTCAGCATCATGGATTAGGCTGTTAATTGTTTCTGATCGGTAGCCATAAGTAGCAATTGATTCTGCGCTAGTTGCGGTTTTTTGAGATCCAAAATTGTTGCCATAGTTCAAGTAAATATCATTGCGAACATCTGAACCTTTAGTAATTGTTCGAAGTCCTGCCCCAATAGCATTATTTGCTGAAAGTTCTGTGTATCCATTAGCTGCTAAATAAGTCTGCCTGTGATCGGCATCTGCGTAGCCAATGTTTCCTTCGCTATCCTCATAAAGATAGCCAAAGGATGAGTTAGCAATACTTGATGCAATGTTGTAAATAGTATCGGGATCAGTTCCTCGATTTTCCATTTCATAAAGACCAGGTTGATCTACTTCACCTAATCCGATATTTTCAGCATTTGCCCAAGTGATTGCAGGATCATAAGCAGCCCAAGTTTGTGAAGCTGATACTTCATTCCAAGTATTAGTCAAAGAATATGAAAGCAAAGTGTAAATCTGATCGCCGTCAAAATCTTGGCTTAGTGTGCTGTCATACACTTCTTTTGCAAGTTTAACTAAAGCACCCATTGCTAGAATTGAATAACTAACAACAGTTGCAACTGAGCCTGTAGTTGCTACCTCAACAGTTATGTCGGTTATGTTGCCACCGAATAAAGTTTTGTATGTTCCTGTGCTGTCTTTGACTTGCAAGGTCATTCCATCATTAATAGCAAATGGCAAAGTTTGACCAGATAGGGCTACAACCTCAACCTGTAAATAAGATGGGTTTGGTTGGGTATAAATATCATCTCGACCTGCTTGATGAGCAATGTCAGCAATAGCAATGTCGGTGTAATCAACTCCAGCGACAGTTAGTTTCCAGTCAGGTGTCCAGACTGTCATTAGTTGCCTTTGATGCCGTTATTGTAAAGCTGAGGAACTGATCTTGATGCGCTTTGATTTAAGACCTTAGCAACAGCTCTAGCAGATCCTTCAGGATCAACGGATTGAACTTGAATGTTATTGTTAATAATAGTTTGCCCTGGAGCACCTTTACCTGATGCTGCACCACCTGCAAATTTAGGAGTTTCACCTGTTGCAATTGCTACTGAACCAAGACCAACGGCTGCTGCTGCGCCACCAACTAATAATGAAGTTCCGCCTGTGGCAAACGCTGTGGCAACTGATGCCGCTGCTGCTGCATTGCGTAGAGCAACCATGGCTGCAACTAATGTCTGAACTGCTGCAACAAATGCAAGAATCTTATTGACCACAAAAACTGTGGCAATGATGCCTCCAAGAATTAGCAGTTCATCTTTGATGCTGATTACAAAAGATATAGTTGATTTGAGTTGCTGCCCAAACTCATAAGCACCTTGAGTTGCTTCGGTAATGCCGGCAGATACGCTATCAGTTCCAGTTAGTCCAGCAGCCAATGCTTGAACATTGGGAACAACTGTGGCAAGTAAGTAATCTGCAAATTCTTTAACAATAGGCAATAAAGCCACGCCAATTTGCTCTTTAGTTTCGTTTAGGGCAATGGTTAATTGCTTGAACTTAAATTCAGCGTTGGTTGCTTCATTGGCAATAAATCCGTTATATGTCTTGCCTAACTCTTTTGTGATTTCATCGAATGATTTAGTTTTAAGAGTAGCTGAATCAATACCTAAACCAAGTTTGCCTAAGGCTGTGGTATTGCCATCATAAGCCCGACCCAAGGCATTACTGACTGCCTCTAATGGCTTACCTGTGGCAACTGATATTTCTTGAGCAAGATTGAGCAATTCCTGCGCTTTAGTAATGTCATTGGTGGATCTGATTAAACGGCTTAACGCTGGTCTTAAAACATCATCGGTGGTAGCAGTCGCAATTGATTGTTTTGTAATATATGTGTCGATCGCTGCAATCTGATCTTCAGTTGCCTTGGTGTTTGATCGAATAGTTTGTTCAAGTTTTTTGCGTGCTGATTCATCCTCGGCAGCAGCTCTTGCAGCAGATATGGCAAACGCACCAGCAGCAGCACCAACAGCAGCAAATGCCAATGCAGCCTTTTTGCCAAAATCGGCAATTTGATCAGCTGATTTATTGACTACCTTTTCAGCATCGTTTAACCCTTTTTTAAGGTTATCAATATCTGCTGCGAGTGAGAGGGTTAAGGTTCTACTTGCCATCTGCAAACTCTTTTCTTATTTCCAAAATAATTTCCTCAAACTCTTTAATAATGGTTGGCTGCAAGTGTCTAATTGTAGGATAAATAAACCATCCTCTTGAACCTGGACCTTTAGGCATTGGACCAGACCATCTTGGAAATTGCGGATAATTCTTAGATCCAAACTCTGATGCTGCACCAATACCAACACGATTGCCTTTTGTATCGTTGCGAGTGTTGAATTGAGTTGTTGCTCCACCTGAGAATTTTTGTCCTGCAAAACCAAAAGATATTTCACCAAGTAATGAGGATTTCTTTACTTTACCACCTTGAGCAACACGATCAGCAACTTTGCCTCTTGATGATGCAATACGGCGAATTTCGTTTAATTCTCTTTGTGCCAATTCACCAACACGACGCTTGGTTTCCTCAACTGCAATTTCGCTCATGTTTCTA